ACCGGAAGACAACATCGACCTGCGCGTCCGCCGCGACCATGTGCCTTACGATGTCTGGGAGCGGCAGGGGTACCTCCAGACCACGAAGGGAAATGTAGTCCACTACGGCTACATCGAAAAGTTCATCGAGCGGCTGGGAGAGCGGTTCAACATCCGGGAGATCGCCTTCGACCGCTGGGGCGCCGTGCAGATGGTGCAGAATCTGGAGGGCATGGGCTTCACGGTGGTTCCCTTTGGACAGGGCTTCAAGGATATGTCCCCGCCTACCAAGGAGCTAATGAAACTGGTGCTGGAGGAACGCATCGCCCATGGGGGACATCCTGTCCTCCGCTGGATGATGGACAACATCTACATCCGCACCGACCCGGTGGGGAACATCAAACCGGACAAGGAAAAGTCCACAGAAAAAATAGATGGCGCCGTTGCCACCGTTATGGCCCTTGATCGGGCCATCCGATGCGGCAACGACACCAGCGAGTCGGTCTATGACAGCAGAGGGCTGCTGTTTTTATAGGTTGCCTATTAGCGAAATTCTGATGTCAGTTCTGAGGTGTAATCCCGTACTCGATGCCACTGGTTCTTAAAACGGAAGTATGGGACAGGTATACCGGCATCCCATGTTTGTTATTTAAACCCAGTCACAGGCGTAGTTGATACAAAGCACCAACATTGTTGATCACTCCGTTTCGATAACTTCATAATCGGGGTCTTCATAATCCTCCAGAGGGTAGTCGCCTGGGTTAGACATATAAAGTGTTTCCGCACCTTCCCGTGAACAGGAGATCATGTAGTCCCCGTACTCTTTTGCCTCTTCTTCGGAATCGAAGAGTTCATCTTCTTCCTCCTCGGTACCATCGGGGTATTTCATAAGGAGTTTGAATTTTCGACCAGAGTCATCACCCAGGGATTCCGGCTCAAAGTCATCTGTCGATTCATCGGAGTCGCCGGTTCCCTTTGTAGCCAAGTATGCAGCACCCACCGCTACACCGATAATGCCGACAATCTTTGCCCCAGCCTTAAGGCGCTCCATCCACTTGGCTTTGCGCTTTTCACGGCAATCGGGGCAGAGCTTCTGTTTTGTACCCGACTCAAGCACTGCACCACAGTCGCGGCAAACAACAGCGTGAGTTGTTTCATCTGGCAAAGGTTCAATAGGTGTCACCTGGAGACTCTCAGCGTTGAATGCCCCAATGGGGTACTCACTAATATATCCAGACACCGTGAAGGATCGTCCGCAGCTATGGCACTGACACTCCACATTCTCAAATTCATAAATTACCTCATCACCCATCTGCCGTTCGGAAGTAGAAACAGTTCCTTCATCTTCCAGGTCAATGCGATTTTTCGCTTTGCAATAGGGACATTCAACAGCGCGCTGTAGACTAATGCGGTCATCTTCCCATGATGTGTCATCCCCAATTTCTTCTGCTGCCTGCTGGAGTTTTACCTTTTCACAGTACTCCTGCAGAGCTTTTCTAAAGATTTCAGACTTGGGAACGCCAGTCGCATTGCTGGCAAAAGCCAGCATTTCATCCTCTTTATCATTGAGGCGGACACGGTATTGCTTTTCGCGGCTATCTTCCTTTTTAGGCCTACCAAGCATTTTATCATCTCCTTTGATTTAATGGATATCCAGAAAGGCTGTAATCAAAGAATACACCTTTCTCCTCGCTCTGTCAAGTATTTGGATATCCAAAAATAAAAAGAAAGTGAGGTCAAGCCTATAGGCATCTTTTCCGGCTTGTTCAAATCCCGCGACAAGCCCCAGAACCGGACATCCGGTAGCGGGTACAGCTTCTTCTTCGGCGGCTCCACCGCCGGCAAGAACGTCAATGAGCGTTCCGCCATGCAGATGACCGCCGTGTACTCCTGCGTCCGCATCCTGGCGGAAGCGGTGGCGGGTCTGCCGCTGCACCTCTACCGCTACAAGGAGGATGGCGGGAAGGAAAAGGCGCTGGACCATCCGCTCTATAATCTTCTCCACGATGAGCCGAACCCGGAGATGAGTTCCTTCGTATTCCGGGAGACGCTCATGACCCATCTGCTCCTGTGGGGCAACGCCTACGCCCAGATCATCCGCAACGGCAAGGGCGAGGTCATTGCTCTCTATCCGCTGATGCCAAACCGCATGGTGGTGGACAGGGACACCAAAGGTCGGCTCTACTACCAGTACACCACCAGCACAGAGGATGCTCCCACCATGAAGGGCGTTACCGTCAACCTGCCGCCCTCGGATGTGCTGCACATCCCCGGTCTGGGCTTTGATGGGCTGGTGGGATACAGTCCCATTGCCATGGCCAAGAACGCCATCGGTATGGCGATTGCCTGCGAGGAGTACGGGGCTAAGTTCTTCGCCAATGGCGCGGCCCCCGGCGGTGTGCTGGAACATCCCGGCACCATAAAAGACCCCCAGCGGGTGCGGGAGAGCTGGCAGTCCACCTTCGGCGGCAGCGGCAACAGCAACAAGATCGCCGTGCTGGAGGAGGGCATGAAGTACACGCCCATCGGCATCTCGCCGGAGCAGGCGCAGTTTTTGGAGACGCGAAAATTCCAAGTCAATGAGATCGCGCGAATTTTCCGAGTGCCGCCCCACATGGTAGGCGACCTGGAAAAGTCGAGCTTTTCTAATATTGAGCAGCAGTCTCTGGAGTTCGTAAAATACACGCTGGACCCCTGGGTGATCCGCTGGGAGCAGACCATTCACCGGTCGCTCCTGCTGCCGGATGAGAAATCACAGTATTTCGTGAAGTTCAATCTGGAGGGTCTGCTTCGCGGCGACTATCAGAGCCGCATGAACGGGTACGCCATCGGTCGGCAGAACGGCTGGATGTCCGCCAACGACATCCGGGAACTGGAAAACCTCGACCGTATTCCCGCTGAAGAGGGCGGCGACCTGTACCTTATCAACGGCAATATGC